TGGCTGACTGCATATCCCTTGCGGATTTCCTATCCTCCACCTCCAGCTTCTCAAAGTTGAGGCCAAGCTCCTGCGCTTGCTTCTGCAACTCAATCTCAGCAATCTTCACCATTGCAATCTGGTCTGCCGTCAGCTTGTTGCTGCTGATCATGTCGCCAACCTTCTCGGGGTCAACCCCAATGGCCTTGGAGATGGCGCTTACCGCCATGCCTGCCAATGGTCCACCAAGTGCAGTGGCAATCGTTGGTGCAATCTGTTTAAGCCAATCCATTATGTATCTCCAACAAGTTGCCAGGTGAACCAGGCAGTTAAACCAATTACTACAGCCACCAATGCAGCCCACAGGCCAAAGGTCAGGATGTCGTTAATCTCTTTAGCCCTCAGTGCCTTGGCCTGAGCCTTCTCTGCTTCTGCCTTCTTGCGTTCAGCCACCATGCGGTTGCGCTCCAGCATCAGTGCGTTCCAGACATCGTCGTTGCCTGACCATATCAGCATCTGCTTCAGCTCGTTCTCTGCGTCTTGGAGCTGCTTGAGTTGCATCACCGTCTCAAACGCCACTGCCGTATCGCTCTTGCCAAAGCCCTTTGGCTTTTTCTTGACTGACTCCTTGGCGATAACGTCCTTCGCCTCGAAGAACTTCATCAAGTCGCCGCTGATGCCATTGATGTCCTTACCCATCTTGATGGCAGCTTGTATCCCTTTGATGGCTCCTTGGGCTACAGCAAATGCGGTTAGCGGATCAATCATTTGTCCCGCCTGTTCCACATCTCAAATAATGTTTTGATCTTGTCCTCCAAGACAGCTACCCGCAGGTCCAACTTTGCCAAGACGATGATCAAGGTGATCAGCGCCAGCAGGATGGGCCATGCTTTTGCGAGGACGTCGAAGAAGTCCACTTCATCTGCCCAGCGTCAGAGATGCGTAGACGATGGCAGACATGGAGACGATCAAGACGCCAGTGGTCTTCATAATCACACCTTCCAGCCGCTTGAGCCTTGCATTGATCTGTGCATACCTCTCAGCACAAACGGCCTCATGGCTCGTCAATCGGATGTCTATCTCGCTCATGGTGCGTCAGGCCAAGTAATAGTCCAAGGAAATCCAGCCTGTGCTGGGATGTCTCGCAAGGCTTGGCAGTAATCTTTCCACGCCTGTGAAGGTGTCATATCACTGCGAAACCGCCAATCAGTCTCAGTCAGCTTGTCATCCCGGCTGGTGCGTACCGCCTTGGCTTGCTCTGCGTCCTTGCTGGCCTTGTAAGCAGCCTCTTGCTCGGCAGCAGTTGTGTCTGCTGTGTCGGTAAAGACAGGGCCGAGGATGTACTTGGTGTACCACTTGCCATCAATCTGCTCAACACCAGCCGCTTGGCTGTACTGGTAGACCGTGCCACCGCTGGCTTGTGGGCCTTCAAAGACCACATCAGCACCCAGTGCTGTCAAGACCTCGGTTGTCGTTGTGTCCCACGCTGGGCCACCATTGGCTTTTTGGTATGCACGAAACTCTGCCTCGTACATGACCGCGCCTGTTTGTGTTCTGATTTGCATAGTGTGTCCTTACGCGATTGCGAGTCCAATGTAGGTTGCAGAAGAAACATTTACATTTGTTGCGGCTACTTGATTGACAATAAAACCCGTGTTGTCTGTGTCCACGCTGTCGTCTGTCGTGACTTCAGCGGCTGTTGTGTTGAGGCTGAGGTGTGGGTCATTCCCTGCAACAATTCCCCTTGCGCTGTCCCAGACGTACCAGTCGCCTGCTGCGTCAGTACGCTTAATCATTACAAATCTTGACCCGCCTGTAAAGCCACAGTTGATGGTCTGTGAAGAACCATTTCCTGTGTAGGAAAAAACTTTACTTACACCAGCAAGCGTTGCGAAGAGGTAGGCTACATATGTAGAGCCAGAACCATTTACCCAATTAGATGTACCAAGCGAAAAAACAGAAGAAGTAGGACTTGTGTCATTCCACCTTGTTGTGGAGGTTTGAGGTACATCAGTTCTGTTTAATTTTAGATAATTTGTATTATTACCAAAATAAACATTCCACTCCTCAGCAATGCTACGACCTTTTACAATCATCAGATCAGGTACTACCGTTAAATTATGCGCCACTGTAAGACCAGCAACTCCCGTCCCCGTATAGCAAACCACATCAAAGAAGCCGGGGGCGCGTCCAAAATTGTAAAAGACTACATTACTGTTTGTGTAGCCACTAGGCATTTGGAAACCCGTATTGTCCCAACCAAGGCAAAACCCGGCGGCGGAAGACTCTGCGGCAGTAGATGATGTTTTTAACAAAGACCCACTCGATGTGGAGTTTGTAGAGACACCGGCAAGTCTAGTAAGAACAGGGCTATTACCCCCATCTCCCGGTAAGTAATTGAATATCTGCAAATCTATAGGAAACCCAACAGTTGTTTTTGTTGCCAATGGCGCATTCACAACATTAGGACTATACACACTCGTCCCCAGCGTAGGCACTTTCATCGGGCCACGGCGTATGGCTATGTAGATGTAGGTTCCACCAGATGCGTTTGTTGTTGAGTCGGTAGTTCTTGGTTGAAACCCTGTAGCAAGTGGTGAAACTAAAGGATAACTGCTTTCAGAAGAACTTGTGTTTGGGTTTTGATACTTTGTGGCCCCAACTACAGCAAAACCCCTCATGTTATCAGTTAAAATCCAATCATCGGCGACATCTGTTCTTTTATAAAGCGACCATTGAGGCTCATACCCAAGAGTAATTATCGGCCCTGTTGTAGAACCATTGCCCGTATAACTCCCACACGAAATCACATTGTCCGTACCCTCAAGGCCAAAGCCTCCTGCGTCATGGGCGAATAGGTAGGCTACGTATGAAACACCTGTCTCATTAGTTTCACCGCCAGCATCGCCAACTGTAAATTGTGTTGCAGTCGGAGCAGTGTTATTCCAAAAATTTATGTACGCGAGTTGTGCGGCGGTTGCGCCAAGATTCATTCCATAGTTTTGCGGGTTAACCCCGCCATTTGTTCCCCTGTGGTAACAATACCAAGAGCCTGCTACTGAAGTAGATTTAACAATTATAAAACCCGGCACAGAGCCAAGGTTGTGGTTAATGGCATGGGCCGTACCCGTACCCGTATACGTCAAAACATCAAAAAACTTTGGCTGCTCTCGGAATGTCCATGAGACGTAGGTTGCGGCAGAGGTGTTGTAATCAGCATCAGCACCAATAGTAAAACCTGTTGTTCCAAATGCAGTTAGTCCTGTGCTTTCAGTTGCTTGTCCGCCGTTATCATTTGTCACAAGCGATTTTGTAACACCCCTTGTTGTATCTGTTAATTTATGGAAAGTTGCACCGCTTCTGCCTTTTATCCAAACCAATCCACCCTTGGTAGACAGATCAATGTTGTTTGTAATTGTTTGATTTGAGCCTGTGCCTGTAAAAAGAAAGCAAGAGAACACATCCTCAATGTAGTTAGCAACAGTCGCCTGTGCAAACTCACCAAAGCCTTGGGCTGATGCCGCACCCCTAGTTTGTACTAATGGCATATCAGTCCTTATGCAAACTTGGTCTGCGAGGCAAAGACAGTGAATGCCGCACTGCCCGTCTTCACGATGGTGTACATATAGACGTCGACCGAACTTGCGTTACCAGCCGCTGGTGCTGTGCCGCCTTGATACTTGGGAGTCACTGTTGTGCCATCTACCTGCACCACATTGTTGTAGTAAGCAGTCGAGCCTTGCGTGACAAGGAAAGCCACAGTCACAGACTGGCCCGTAGTCATGGCAGTGTTCAATGATGTACCGCTGGACGCTCTGAAGTTGACAGTCCAGTTGGCTGATGCGTTGCTGGTGTAGTACTGGACAGACTGGGTGGTGACATCGTAGTTGATCGTGCCTGTGGCCGCTGTTGCTGATACTGTTGCCACCTCTGCTGCGTCGTTCAAGATCATCGCTAGTGCTGATGATGTACCGCTGAATGTCTGAGTGCCAGTGAAGGTATTGGCAGCATTTAGAACAGGAATATTAGCCGCCGCCAGAGTGGTTGCGCCTGTACCGCCGTTGGCAATTGGTAGTGTGCCAGTGACGCCTGTCGTGAGAGGTAAGCCTGTCAGGTTGGTTGCGACTCCGCTGGTTGGAGTGCCAAGCAAAGGCGTGACCAAGGTAGGGGAAGTTGACAATACATTGCTGCCAGAGCCTGTACTGGTGGCGACTCCCGTACCGCCATTGGCTACTGCCAATGTCCCTGCCAGGGTAATGGTGCCAGAGCCAGTGATAGGACCACCCGAGGTGGTCAAGCCTGTTGTGCCGCCAGATACATCCACGCTGGTGACTGAACCAGCGCCTGGACCAGAGAAGGCAACGGTAATGGCACCGCTGCCATTGGTAATGGTCACACCAGAGCCAGCAGTCAGTGTTGCGGGTGTCAGCGTGTTGCCTGTGCTGTTGCCAATGAGCAGTTGACCGTTGGTGAAGCTGGTCTGGCCTGTACCGCCATTGCCGATACCCAATGTGCCTGTGATGTCGGCAGTTGAGACTGTGACTGCATCCCAGTTTGCGTTGGTTCCATCGGACTGCAAATACTTGTTGGCGGCAGATGTCTGTGACGGCAGCAGGTTGTTCAGTGCTGCGGCTGCTGTTGACGCGCCTGTGCCACCGTCAGCCACTGCCAGGTCGGTGATGCCTGTGATGCTGCCGCCAGTGATGGTTGCAGAACTTGAAGTGATTGGGCCTGTCACACCGCCTGGTGCGCCAACTGCACCTGTCAGGGTGGAGATGCCTGTCACCTCTAGGGTGGTGCTGGCTGTGATGGCTTTCGCCGCCAGTGTGGTGTTGTTAACAGTGGCAGTGCCAGTGGCAGCACCAATGTTCACGGCTGTGGCAGCGCCAGCCAGGTTGACTGTGGTTGCCGTAGCATTGACCAAGGCAAAGGTGGTGGATGGCGTTGTAAGGCTGGTGGTGACTGCTGGTGATGTCAGGTTGGTGGTGCCTGTGGCAGTCAGCGTCCCAGCAACTGCCAGCGTCTTGCCAGCGCCAACATTCAGGCCAACTGATGTGCCTGTGCCAGCCGCTGCGAACAGTGCGTCCACCAAGTCAAGGTTAGAGTTGCCCTTAGTACCCCATGTGTCGGTGCTGGCACCAACTTCTGGCTTGGTCAGTAAGAGGTTTGTGGTGGTGGTATCTGCCATGATTTATCCTAGTGTTCTTGCGCGAGCAAGCATAGTTCCTGCCTGATTGGACCTGTTGTCAGCGAGGCGCAGGTCATCAATGCCCTTGGTGTACAGCGCCACCCATACAGGTATGCGCTCGTCGTTCTGCAAGTAAGGTGCAGCTTGCAGCAGTGATCCGTACAGGTAGATGTCTGGTGCCTGGGTCAACAGCCAGTTGGTTGTGTTGCTGACGCTCAACTTGGCGAGCTTGGCGTAGTAGTCAATCTCGTAGGCGTAGGTGCTGTCAGGTATCGGCAGGACTCGGAAGTTGGTTCCGATAATGGAGTAGAAGAGTGGCTTGCCAGCAGACAGGTAGGTAGTGTTTTGCAACTGGTCCAGGCTGTTCAGTGTCTCAAACTGGAGTGGCGTGATGGGGTTGGTTCCCGTCAGCTTCAGCGTCAACCCGTCAAGGAAGTCTGTCGGAAGTGCGTTGTACTCGGCGGTAATGTTTCCCGTCCCGCGAGTCAGCATATTCCTGTTTCGCAGGACGCGCTCAATCTGCGACTCAGCTAGGGTCACAAAGTCAGCAATTGCCGCTGTCAGGTCTGATCTATTGAGCCAATCCGCAACTGATGTCTTCAGCTCGGCGTAGGTAGAGAGTGCCATTTATGCCTCCTGCAAGTCTTTGACCACCCATGTGTGCTCATGTCGGAATTCAAAGGTGCCTACATGACCTATTTCCCGAGAGACATCGTGATCAATGTAGATTTTATACCCAATCTCTTTAGCCTTCAAACAGAAGAAGACATCCTCACCCACGTAGCCACGCTTGTCATTTCTCCAAGGCGTCTCAAACCAAGGCTCGGACATCTTCTTGAAGACGTCTGCTTTGATTAGCATTACCCCCATGCCAATGGTGTCCACCTCCTGCAGACCGTGGTCCTCCAAGGTGCTGTAGATTAGCTTGTTGCCAACCTTGGCAGTTGGGCCTGTCGGCATCCTGCGCCTGGCGCAGTTGGTAGCCACGATGTCAAGGTCATGCGCCATCAGCCGCTGGATCATGTCCTGCGGGAAGGTCATGTCAGAGTCAATGAACAGGATGTGGCTGCAACCCTCGCGCATCGCGTCCAGCGCCAGCTCTGCCCTCTGATTCTGTATCAGCGTACCTTGCATGATTTTCAGGTCAATGCGGTCATCGGTGTTGCAGGCGTGATAGGCCACCATATTGACCAAGCAATAGGCGTACTGGGTGTGAACCATGTCACGCGCTGGAGTGCAAACCGCAATAATTGTCATACTTGTCCTGGTCGTGTTCTGAAGAATCTGTTGTCGGGGTCATTGAGCCAGCGTTTCATATAGGCTTGATCTGTAATCTTGCCGCTGGACTGCAATTCGTAATAGATGTTGAGTGGAATGCTTGCCACCTTGTGCCACTCGCCTGTCCAGTTGGCCTTGTTGTCGGTAGCGTTGAACTGGTCCTTGTTCTCCTCCACCACATTGGAGACATCCTGCTGAGTCTCAATGGTTGCCTCATCAGTCAATGGGTTGTAGTGCCAGAGCCTGGTGATGCCTGTTGTCTCGTCTTTGTCAAAGATTCGTGTTTCCATATTTTGAAGGTGGACCAAGTTTCCCTGGCCCACCCCTCCGTTTAGGACGTTACCAAGTCGGCAGCAAGACCGTGAGCATTCTCACTGGTGATCTTCAGGCCGTACTCAACAATCAGCAGCCGCTTCTCAGCGTCACCCGTCTTTGCCAGTTCCATCTGCTGGAAAGGACGCAGGTACGCAACTGATGCGTACTCAGGGTCCAGCACCAGCGCATCACGCTCGCGTTGGAACCGATTCGCCACCACAGTCACGTTGCCAAAGTCGCTGACGTAGACATCAGCAGCACCAACGATAGTGGCGGGTTTAGCGCCGCCTTCGATGTTGTAGCGGGTTGCAGCAATACCTGCAAAACCACTCACTCGTTGCTTGTTCACCGGACCTGTCATCAGGATTTTCGGTGTACCGCCAGATGTCCAGGTCTTTTGAATCACATTCTTGAGAATGGTTTCAGTGAAGGTCCGAACAGTGCCATCGGTACGCAAGCTGTTTGGCAGCGTTGTGTAAGACGGGTCAGTGCCAGTTGTATCAGTGTTGGTCTTGATGAAGGCCAGGACAGAGCCGGTAGTACGTGCAGCACTGGTGCTGCCTGCACTTGCGATCTGGCTCTGGACCATCACCAATTCCATATCACGCTTCAACTCAGCGCCCTTCTTAGCCAACTGGTAGGCCAACTCAGACTTACGTCCAGCCTTGTTGACAACTTCCTCGGTGTTGGACAGCACCACAGTTTTGCGGCTGATCTGGCAATAGTTCTGCATCCGCACCGTTGCGGTAACAGGGTCGTAGGTTCCAATGTCGTCACCCTCAAGTTGCGCGTTGGTTGCCGCAGCTTGGAGTGCATCGGTCTGCCACTCGTACAGCGTGTTTTGCACACTGTCTTTTCCAATGTTGGATTGGAATGGTGTCTCCTCTGGTGAGATGTTGTAGATGATGTTGCTGAGATTTTCACGGATACCCTTGGCAGAGTATGTGGTGAATGTGTTGCTTACGATAGCCATTTTGAATTACCTCAAAAGATGTTCAATTGCGG